CATTTCCGCCATGTCCTTTGGACTTACCTTCCTGGCATGAAAGAATTTGGACATCCGCTCGTAGCTTTGAATTGCCTGCGCCCTGTCCCGTTCGCCCTTCCATCCGACCTCGTGAATGATTGTCTGCCCTCCGCTCTGTCTTACTCCGCGCATACTACCTCCCTTTGTTTTTATGGCCCATTCCCGCCGAAAAGTGCATCAGCGGAAGTTGTCGCTGTCTCATCGGATATTGCCTGGCTCATTTTTGTCGCTGCCTCCTCGCTTATGCCGTGAATATGCTGCAGCGCTGTTATTCGGTCGACGAGCTTGTTGTTGTGAAGGTCTGTCCAATACGATGCTCGGCTGTTGCGGTCCTCAATGACGCCGTCGTCCCATGCGATGTTCGGTGTCGATGTTGATGCCCCGCCGATTTGGTACATGATTCCGAGCTTATTTATGACCGCGAAAATGTGTTTTAGCCCTTCGTCTAGGTTTTCTCTGAAAGCCTGCATCGTTTTGAACGTTTTCGAATTGTCGCTGATTACCTCGGTTGCGGTCTTGACGCCTGTTTTGCTATCAAAGGAGAAATAGCCTGCCGAGAAGCCTATTTGTACACTGAAAACGTCCAAAAGCGTTTGAATTGCGCTCCGCCATTGCTCCATGCGTAGCTGCCCCGACAGGTCGGTCGGCTTCATTTTGTCTGCGTCATCGCCTTCTAGCCTAATGTATGCCTCATCGGTGGGGTCAAATCCAAGTCTTTTCTCCCCGTTCTCGTCCAGGTACGGCCTCATCAAAAGCCCTGGAAGTGCTACTCTCTGCCGCCCGGTAAGAATCTCCGTTTTCATGCCGTCGAAAGCAAGGTCAAGCGCCTGCAGCGTATCAATCGCATTCGCATAAATAGAAATTCCGAGCGGACTTTCCGGGTCAAGGTTGTTTGCCTCTGGGTTTCTGATGTAAGCGAAGAGGGGGACGTCGATTGCAATCGTCACCTCCGGGTCTATTCCATCCTCGAAGGCTGCAAGCGGTACTTCCAGCCCTGTTGCCTCGTCGAATGCCTTGTTCGAGATGGTGTAGCCCCCGTTCGCTCTTTTGTGGGTCTCCACTCTGGTGAGGCTCTTACCTCCAACCGATCTGCGATCTACAAACGCCGCCTCGATGATGCTGGTGTTGTCCCATGCCAGAGGGATGAAGTTCTGCGCCTTGATAAAGTCGAGGCTGACCTGCGCGTCCCCGTTCCCGTCCTTTCCGATTCCTACCTTGAGAACCTGCCCCCCAAGTGCTGCCTGGTATTCGCTCGCCTTGCGCAGGTTGTCCCAGAGCGATTCTGCCCTTATTACCTGGTCGACGAGTTCTCCGGCATCCACTTCGGGGTTCTCCGCTAGGACAAGCCCCGCGATTTCCGAGCAAGCAATTTTTGCCATGCCGATGGTGAATCGCTTCCGGCTGCGCTTCCGCCCGTCAGCTGTTACAAAGTCGTACTGCAGCCAGTCGCTTTTATTCCTGTAAATATCCCACCAGCGCAGGATGTTCTGGTCTGCCCCTGTTACCTCTGGTGGTGTTTTTGCTCCGAACAGTTTTGCCAGGAAAGCGATGATTTTCGCCCATATTTCTCTCATTGTGCGCTCCTCATATATTGCAAAAGTTGACTTGCGTCCCTCTCGATAGCATACTCCGCCGCATCGAGGCTGTCGATGTTGGTGGTCCCGTCGTCAAGTCTCTCGTCGCCTGCCTTTTTCGGGTCCCAGACCGCGTTCTCAAATGCCTCTATCGTGTGCTTGCATCGCCGCATGATGTGTGCTCTGCCCTGGGAGAAAAGAGCGTCATAAAGGCGAATTCGGTCAATTATCGGCCGTTTCATCGCATTTTCCATGTGAATCCCCGCGTCGCTGTTGTTAATGCTCCGAATCAGCAGCTGCTCCGCGCTGTCTCCGAAAGCCCTGTCAATCGGCCATCGCTCCCGTGCTCTGGAAACGAAAAGTCGCCATGCCTGGATTATCGATTCCGCCCCGGCATTGGCCTTGTCGTAGTACTCATCAAGAATCACGATTGCAGTCTTATTGTCCTTCAAATACCAGCCTACACAAGCGAATGCGGTTGCGCTCCGGTTGCCGCCGAAGTCTGCCGCAAGTGTTACTCGATAAATTCTCGAAGGCTCTGCATCCAGTATACTCCCCTGTTCTCCTGGTCTATTCGCGATGAAAGACGTGTAGATCCCGCCTTCCGCCCGTACTCGAAGCCCAAGGATAAACCGCTTATAAAATACGCCTGAAAACTGCGCTGCAATTTCCGCCTTCCGCTCCGCGGTCAAGCTCGGATTATCGTCAAGCGTGAAATGGTAGTAATGGTATCCTGGTGTCTTTTCCTTCGCGTATTTGTCTATATAGTCAGTGTATATCCAGTGCGATGGCGATTCCGGGTTGAGCGTCCATATGTTTTGCCTGTCCCGTGATGCAAAGGACCTCGCAAGTGCGGTTTCTATGAAGCTCTTCGCCTGCAGGTTGACTTCGTCTGCGTACCATCCGCCGATTGATAGCCCTCGGATTTTCTTATAGCTTGCCTCGTTGTCTGCTCCGCAATAGTAAATCGTTTTGCCCCAGAGTTCCAGGAATTTCGACCCATCCGTGTCGGTTCTCGGCTTCGCCCTGCCGCCTGAAATAGCGATAAATCCGTAATCGCCTATAATGCAGTTGCGGCTTATGCTCCCCAATGTGTTGCCGCTCATGAGAAAAATGCTCTCGGTACTATGGACGATGTAGTCGTACCATTTTACAAGGCTGGTCAATGTTTTCATGCTCCGGACCGCGCCCTCATAGACGGTCAGGAATCCTTTTGCCTTTATGCTTTCCCGCGCCCTGCTGCCGAAGGGTAAATATACGCCGCTCATTCGTCCCGCCCTAGCAGCTGGTCAAGTGCGCTGCGCTCGGCCTGCAATTCGTTCGCCTTGTCCTCCGCCTCTTTGTCGAGTTCCTTCCCGTCGATTCGCTCAAATGCGAGCGTAATCAACCGCTCGTTGCCGCGTATTGCCTCGATGACCATTTTTTTGACAATTGCGTCGATGGCTTTGATTTTCGTCCCGTCAGCCAGCTGTACCTGCTTCTCTAGTTCCTTGCGAAGCCTGGCTGTGAGAGAAATTGATCCCTTCGGCCTGCCGCTCGGATTTCCGCTATGCCCGGGTTGGAAACGGTAGGGTTTTATATTGTCTATTTTCCCCATTTCTGTTTCTTTTCTTGTTTACCAGCGAAGGTCAAAATATCCCCAGTTGCCCTGGGTTCCGTGTATTAAACGGCTTCACCTCTCCGACCTTGATGTTCGCAAGGCTCTCTCGTTTTGGTGCTCTGCCCTTCGCTGGGCTTTTGCCTCCGCCGGATGCCCGCGCCGCGTTCACGTATTTCCATTTCCCTGTCATCGGTTCTGAACCGCTTGCCATAGTGTGTTCCTCCGTACCTGGTGATTGATGGTCTTATATGTCTCTATTATTCGGCCTTGAATATCCTTGTTGAAGTCGTAAAGCTCCGGATTTTCCTCTACCATGAGTTGTTCGATATTGCTTGAGCTGCGCAGATTCGCGCTGCCATGCATCGTTATCTTCAAACCGTCCTCGGTCTCGAACATCGCAAGTTTGCAATGGCTCGCTGCGGCTGCCAGCTGAAATCGGTCGTCGATGTCCAGGTTGTCATAGATGTAGGGTATCATGCCTGCCCGTTCGTGGCTATAGAAGTATGCGCTGACGACTAGGTTTAGTTTCTGTACGTAGTCGCCTTTCAGCAAATTCGCGAGGCTGTCAACGTTATTTTCGTTCATCGATAGCGTCGAAATCGTCATCTCAGGAATTAGCCAGTTGTTGCGTACTATTAGCGCCTCGATGAAATCCCCGAAATAGAAAGTTCCGTCGACGACGATGTAGTATCGTGCTCCGCGCGTCATTTTTATATCGTGCGCGAGTTTCTCTGCATTTTTATAGACGAGCATCGCTTCCTGGATTTCCGGCTTATATGGAGGCTTTATGTACCTTGATTCAAATGCTAGTTCGTCGGGGTTCGCTGCAAGGTTAAAATTCGCAGAAAGGTCGCCCATATCAAGCTCGAAGCCTTCCGCGCTCATGATGATGTCACTCTTTTTCGACACGGATGGCTTCCTTTTCCTCTTCGCTGATTCCCTTCTCCGCCCAGATTATGTATTTCCTGTGTCTGACGCAAATCTCCCTCGGAATATTTGTAAGCCCTGTCAGTAGTTTCTCGCTGCACATGATGAAATCGTGCAGTTCCCTGACCGTTTTGAATTCCCGGACAGTTCCCCCGTAGCTTACGAATATTCTATGCGCCCGCGCTCCGCCGTTCTCTTGCGCCCTGCTCTTGCGCAAATTGAAGTTTAGCTTCGACTTGTCGTTCGTAAGCAAGTTCCAGACTTGGTCGTCCCGCCGGCTGTCTCTCGGCTCCATTGCGTGGTCTATTCCTTCCGGGTCCATCACGATTGTCTCGCCTGTATATTCTCTCATGCTATGCCCCCTTGGTGGGGTCGCCTGGGGTGCTTCCGCCTCTATCGCATCCGCACAGCCCTGATCTGATCCGCTCGCATAAGATTTTAATGTAGCCCAGGATTTTTAATGCTGCGCCTTTTATCTCCATGTTCTGCCTCCCGTGTAAAGTCGCCCGCGGTGCTCCGTTTCGACCGCTAAAACGTATGCGTTCCACTGCTCTTTCGTGCTGCGCGCCTGCCGCTCCCTGACTTCGGAATGGCTCTCGTCTAGCCTTTGGTCAATCGGCTGAAATAAGATGCGAATGTAGCCCAGGATTTTTAATGCTGCGCCCCTTATTTTCATGTTCCGCTCCTCTTGCTCCGCCACTGCCCCATCAGAAAATCAAGGCTTTTTTCGGTTTTCGCCCAGCGCTCGTCGTCTGCCGCGTCGAGTCGCTCTTCCTCGATTCTCGCCCTCTCTTCATAGCTTTCCAGCTCCGGTGGCGGCTCTAGTCCATAGTCAAATAGCTGCTGCTGCATTCTCTGCCTCCTTTTTCAAAATCGCATCAAATGCTTTTCCGTTGCGCGTGATTATCGCCTCTTTCCCGTTCGTTTCGGCCCACTGCGCGAATCTCGTCACGACTACATCGCAGTAATGGGGGTCGATTTCAATGCCGTAACATGTTCGCCTGGTCTGCTCCGCCGCAATCATGGTCGATCCGCTGCCCAGGAAGCCATCGTAGACAATCTGTCCCTTGCGGCTTGAATTTAATATCAGTTTTGCGAGTAACTTAACCGGCTTCATCGTGGGGTGCTCCGCGCTCCGCGCCGGCCTGTCGCAGTCGATCACGGTGGTGGGTACGTTCCCCCGCTCCGCGAGAAGCAATTTTACAAGCTCCATGAGTTCTTCTTTTCGCATGTCTGCCGGGTCTCCGAGCGGCTTCGGTTCCTGGACGGTGCTCTGGTTTCGTCCTCCGTCCCAGTAATGCGCTGCTCCGTCCTTCCATCCGTAAAGGATTCCCTCGTGCTTCCACTGGTAGTCCTGCCGCCCCATGACAAAGACGTTCTTATTCCAAACAAGGGTTTGCCGCACCTCCAGCCTTGCCTCCGTCAGCGCATTCCAAAATGCGCGCGTCTCGGTCGATGCGTGAATCACGTAAAAAACGCCGCCCGGCTTTAGATTCCGTTCCGCTGCGCTGAATGCCTGGGTGAGAAAATCGCTAAAAGTTGCATCGGACATCTTGTCATTTTGAATTTTTAGGTGGTCCTTTGTCTTTCCTGTATAGTCGACGTTGTAAGGTGGGTCGGTTAGCCATAGGTCAATCGGTGTGCCGCGCGCAAGTGCTGCGACGGTGTCTGCCCTGGTCGAGTCTCCGCAAATCAAGCGGTGCTCTCCGTAGCCCGTCGAGAGGGTGTAGACGTCCCCGAATTTCGTTGTCGCTGGACTATCGCCTGGGATGTCGTCGTCGCCCTTCGTCGCCTCGATTGACAGGTCGTTGGCAAATTTTATATTGCCGGACGGAAGCGATAGCGCGTCAAAGTCGACCTGCAGCCCCTCCATGAATTCCATCACGGATTCCTGGGTCATCTCGCCATATTGGCTGTTCAGTCGAAGCAATTTCTGCTTCGCGTCGGCTTCGTCCTCCGCTTCGATGTACGCAACAGGAAAAAGCGGCAATGTAGCACCTTGTCTGCGCATCCTCATGAGCGCCTGGAGTCGCCCATGGCCGTCCATGCAGTAGTTATGCCCCTCGTTCCTCCAAACGAAAAAGGGAAACGAGAAGCCATATTCTAATATTGATTTTGTAATCTTTTCTATATCCTGCCGGGTTCGCCTTTTCAGGTTTCCCTGGAATTCTTCGAGAGCTTCGAGCGGCAGTAAATCCGCGCCCGTGCATGAAATCCTAATCTCTTGCATGTTCCCTCTCTCTCTGCTCTTCTTACCTATTGCCTAGTATAGCATCATTTTGATTCCGCCGCAACGGCAATTCCTCTTTTCCTTTGCAGAATTCGGTTGCGAATTTCCCCATATCCATTCCGCCGCAGTTTGCCGTCCTGGTAATTTGCCCATGGTTGCAAATGGCAGCCCCGCGGCTGCGTCGGATGGCCTCGCATAGTGATTTCATATCGGGTAGCCTTCCAAAGCTCCTTGTAGGGTCTCTATCAGCGTTTTTCATTTTTCTGCTCCTTCATCCATCTCGTTTGCTAGGAGATCCGGCTGGTAAAAAGCCTCTTCGCTTGTTATGCGTTCCTTGATGAGTGCTGCGAACGATGGGTTTAGTTCGCACAGAATCGCCTTCCTGCGAAGTGCTATTGCGGCTGCACCTGTTGTTCCCGATCCCGCGAACGGGTCGATTACGGTGTCCCCTTCTTTCGTGCCTGCGAGAATGCAAAGCCTCGGAAGCTCCGAAGGGAAAACTGCAAAATGCGCTCCGCGGTACGG